AGTTGGCAATCTGCACCGTGTTATAGATGCGCTGCTCCGCCTGTTTAATCATCGTGTTGATAGTTGTCGTATCAAACGTGTTCTGCGTGTAATCCTGTACAGCAGCAACAAGTTGGGCGTATGTCATTGGCATAGTTTAAACCTCAACCCATTGGGCCGCGAGCCATCAAACCTTTGGTGGCCGCACCAGTTCCACGAATTTTAATACCAGAAGTTTTAGCCTCTGGCTGTGGGCGACGAGTAATATTGCCTACAGACATATTAACTGTAGCTGCATCACTTTGGTCAGGACGAGAAGCTAATTGAGCCAAGCCTTCTTTAGCGCGACCTGCATAAGCTGCTGCTGGTTTAATATTTTTAGCCATGATTAGCCTCGTTTCTGTGCGGCAATTTTTGCCAAGTTACGACCCATAGACAGCATATCGGCATTGGTTTTACCCTTACCTTTACCCTTGCCACCCATCATTTGTTTTTGAGTAGGGCCACTGTCGCCCAAATTTTTACCTTCAGTCTTGCCTTTTTTAGCAATGCCATCGGCTGATCGTGTGTATGCCATTTTAATCTCCTTAAGATACTGTAACTGTACCAACAAATGTCGTTGCCACCAAGTAGTTTGGTGTCAATCCTGCATCAAAATTACTAGCCCCACCAACTGGATACCAGCCCCACTGAATGTCTCGTGAACCGCCAGAGAGATTCCCATTAACGTTAACACCAGATGTAACATAGGTTGTGTCTTTACGTGGGTTACGCAAAGCTTGTGGATCATCTACAGGAAATGTACCTAACATTAACTGCGGTTGATCTGGATCCCAACACTCTGCACAAACCAACAACTGGTATTTACGCTGCTTAATGATCTCAGTCTTAAGCGTTTTAAGTTGATACTGCTGGCCACAGCGATCACATTCAGCAATCGCTATCTTGCCGGATGCAAACCTATTTCCCATTATGTGCTACCAATAAACATCTGACGAGGAACAAACCTAATTGCTGCTTTTTCGCGGTCTTCACCTGCGGCAATCTCAAAGGTTTCATCGTAAATCTGTTTAAGCATCTGAATACGAGGCATCAATTCTGGCACTTTTACAGCTATGTGGTACGCCAAACCAGCAGTCAATGCAGGTAGGAAGCGAAAGTTCATATCTGCTGTTTCAACACCAGCACCAGCATCCTGAACCCTACGAAGTCTCCAGTAAACAAACTGGTATGTAGTGCTGTTATCTGGAGTTGGCCAGACTGTTACAGCGGGCAATTGAGGCACAAACACCGCAGTACCATCTGCCTGAGCAACCGCAGTTGTGTTGTTTTGACCACGGAATACACCACCAAGGGTATTCCCTGATACATAGGTGTAGTAAATATCTTCTGTTCCCAGACGGATAAATCCAGAACCAGCTAACCCAACCACCGTGCTAAGCGTGATCGTAGTGTCTGTAGAGGTAAGAGCACCATTAAGCACAGCACTTGTAGGATTTGTCTCGCCAGATAACCGCTGGATCCATACTTGAATCGGTCGCGCCTGTTGTAACTTGTTTGGTATTGTTGCATAGGTAGAAACACTAATACGAGTAATAGTCAAATCAGCTTGGGTAGAGGCTGTATTAGATCCAGTACGGATAACGTGCTCCAACAGATCAATCGTATCTGTAGGCAAAGCGTATGTGGCCAAGCCGGGGGTCAAGTTAATGATCCCCTGCTCCATAGTCCACATATTAATACCTTTGTTCTGCCACTCAATGGTCATCAGATTCATTGATCGACGGGCAGTTCTAAGATCGTAACCAGAACGCATTTCACGACCGGCTCGCTCCCAAGCTTCCTCGGCAATCTCCGTGAAGTCCATATTGAAAAGGGTTGAGCCGGTAGTGGTCATTTGTGTCCTAGAAATCTTTTATCATTTCTGCGCTGTCTTTGCAGACTCAATAAAAGCCTGTGCCGTGGGCGCACCTTTGGCTCCGGGCTTACGCATTTTCTCTTTAGAGCCAGCAGCTATACGCTTCTTCTTTGCGTTAATGTTGGCATACAAGCCAACAGGCCCGCCTTCAGCGTACTGAGTAAAGTCGGTGTCATCACGGCGAGCTTTACGCTTTCCGCTTGGCATTTTGCTTGGGAGAACGGCTCCCATTCCACGACTTGCCATCATAATTTAGCAGGCGTAACCGCCGCCTTTCATGGTAATCATGGTGCCTTTGGTCTTGCCTTTAGTAGCGCAACCATCAGCACGGCTAGATGCCGATCCGCCTTTAGATAATTTCTTAACTGAAGCGCCATCAATGTCTTGAGGAACAGGCATACCTTCACGAAACACTGTGTCTTTTGGGACAGGTTTCTTGGGGACAGGTTTTTTAACCATAGGTTTAGACGCTGGCACACCTTCAGGATCTGTTGGGGGTTTACCCATTTCAGCGGTATAGATGCCGCCATCAGCATATTTTTTCATGGCTTAGCACTTTCCGCCACGTTTCATGGCAATCATTGTTCCTTTGGTTTTGCCTTTTTCAGCAATACCATCAGGAGTTTTACCAACTTTGACTGCACCCATCTTAGATGGAGCCATGCCGCCTTTAGCCAGCTTGGTCATAGATGCACCTTTGTGCAAACGACCTTCGTGCTTATTGACTGCTTTTTGCATCATGGCTTTATCTTGTTTCAGATCAGCCTTCATGTCTTCTTTCATGTCGCTCTTAGCCATAGTTCCACCTTTAGAAAATTTCTTGCCTTTATCGGCAGTTACAAAGTCTTTGCCCACTGACATGGGCACTCCTGCTTTCTTAGCAAACGATGGCGAATGTGCTATCGCGGCCATGAAATTGTGTTGTTTCTTGCTCGTGCTTGGCATTATCGTACACCTCCGTAAATTTGACCACCATGACGATATTGACTGTAAGAAAAATCTTCTAATTTCCCACCACCCGTTTCAGGTGCATAGTAATTAGAAAACACTGAGCCAATTGTATTTTCATCCAAGCCCATATTTAAAAATTGATCTCTTAAATTATTAACAACTTCTGCTCCACCAAGCGCACTGTATGCACGGCTGTAATCTGGCATTGATTGAGTTTCTGTAAATCCAAGAGACTCTGGAGTACTGTTTCCAAAAATTGGGCTTACAACATTGTTTGATTCTTTTACTACATCGCCACTAGGATTAACACCGGGAGGTGGTACCAAGATTGACTGAAGAAAATCAGAAGTAAGAGCAGGAAGTTCAGAGTTATTACTTGTACTTGATGTAGAAGTTGTAGCTGCTGTAGTCGGCGTATTAGATGTAACGGCTGTAGTTGGTTTAACACCCAGATCTTCTGCCAATAATTGCGTATCAATTTGATCTGCCGGACTGTTAAGTTCTTGCGGGCCAACAAACCTTGCATAGTTTGGAGTTATTGTTCCAAACATACCTTCTCTTAGGTCATCATTCATGTTAGTGTTACTAAAGCTAGCACCTGCAAATTCATCAGAAGGCGTAACACCAAGATCTCTTGACAAGTTAGATGTATTTAACTGAGACAAAGGACTATCTACTTCTTGTGGGCCAACATAGTTAGGTTTATCTGGATTAGCACCTTGTAACTCACTAATGATGCTCTCAATTTTTGAGGGTTCATTCTGGTTGTAAATAGCATTACTTGCTTGAGTTTTTAAGTAATCAGTTACACCACTAGTAGGATTTTGAGCAAGACTTAATATTCCTTGAGGCAAATTAGCTTGAGCTTCAATTGCATCAAAAGTTTTAGAAAGCATATAACCGGCAGGACTAGCCAAAAATTTGACAAATTCAGGGATAGAGATCCCATTCTTCTCTGCAAATTTTATTGCCGCATTAGACACATTCATAGTCACTCACCCTTTTTGCCGAATAAGCTGGTCAATCTTTTCTTCAAGCCTGTTAAAGCGTTGGTCAATGTGGTCAGTAATTCTTTGCACTTCTGCTTTAGTGATGAAATCACGATGGTTTTCCTCTCGTGTAATGTTGAGGAGTCGCTCAACTCGACGTAGCCCTAAAGCCACTTATTTGA